CAGGAGTTTCCGTAGAACAACCAATTAACTCCCCATACTCATTGACATCTGTACCAATGCGAACAATTGATTGACCACTAACTGCATTGATAGTTACTGTTCCACCATCAATGTCTGGGTCACTGTATATATCTTCTTGAGTTGTAAAATATTGTGTTGTAACAACATCGTCAACAGTGATATCTCCAGAAACAACTGTTCCAGCAGGAATTAAAACAACGTCTTCTGAAGAATTTAAAAAAGTAACAGGAACGGAAGCTTCACGGTATCCCGCTGGTATATACCCATAACTTTGTGCAATGTTTAATACGCTACTGCGTTGGGTAGCTGTTGCAATGAATGACTCGTTAACATTGCGGTCAATGTAATAAGACATTAAATCGCCCATGTAAGCAAATGCTTCTACTAATGCAACACCAAAATCAGCAGGGTTAGAAGCCGTCCATACAGTTTGCCCATTAACGTTTACACGTTTCTGAATTTGAGCAATTAACTGTTCTCTAATGGAATAGTAATCACGTCCCGTGTAACTAATGGAAATTGGAACATCGGATGCAGGCGTTACGCTCACAGGTTCTCCTCATATGATGGTTGGTTACCAGAAGTGGATATATAGGCAATTGCTGTATTAACCTCTGTTAAATTTGGAAGGGTGTAATCTACTTCTATTGTTATTACGTTTGTATATTCATCAAAAGAAGTTTGAACACCTTGTAGTTTTAACTCTGGTATTTGCGTAGCAAAAGCGGTTTGTACTTCTGTTTCTATTGTTGCAAAAGCTTGTTCTTGATTATCCATAAAAGTATTAGGAATTAAAGTTCCAAAATCTGGTCTCATTAATCGTTCTCGTAGATTAGTTCCTAAAGTAATACGGACTCTATCTGCCCAAATTTTATTTTGGTCAGAAGTAATGGTTACTTTTTTAAATGAGTCAAAAGCAAATGGCAAAGATAGTGCAATTTCTCTGGTCATGCGCTTACCCATCTACTTGGAGTCAACTCACAACACCCATTATCTTTTTTAGTAGACTTAATAATTGGTCTTGTAGAGATAACTTTAGCGGAATTAGATGTTGTTTTTAACCCTTTATACCCAACAGATGAGGTTGACAGTTCTAAATCTATGTTGCGACTAGGCATAACGGATGCGGTATCAGACCTAAAAGGTGCAGATTGATTTTCATATAAGCCGTCTGACAAACAGGTAAAGTTCACTGTATACCGACCGTCAAAAAGAACTGAGTGTTCAACCCGTTGAATAATCCAAAACCCATTGGTGTGTTCAAAATTACCAGTCACTTGGATTGTTCTGTAGGGCGATATGCGTGGGTCTCCCTGTCCTTCTCCTTCTGCGGATATTGACCAACGAGCAAGTTGTGCACGGGCTTTTGCTAACTCTTTTGCAGCCTCAGAGTTGTAACTCATTTGTCCAGGAATGTGTTCACTAAAGAAGGGGTCTTTAGTTTCTTTTCGGAGTTTCTTACCTTCTTTGTTTGGAGACGACTTATGAGAATAAGATTTTCCTGTAATAGGGTCAAAACCAGAAACTACTTTATCCCTACGAGAATGTGCTCCGTGTTCTCCTAAATCATTTACGTGAGCTTCAAAGTAATCTAAAGTTGGTGATTCATGCATTAACCCAAAAGGAATTTGAGTATCTTGTTGAGACAAAATAGGAATGGATGTTGAGCATTTAGCTAACATACCATCCATGGGATGGAAATGAAGTTCTGCTCCAATCATTTGAGCAACATATCCGCTACGTGTTGCTAACTCTTGTATCTTTTCCCAGTATGTATGACCAGCCATTGTAATTTGGTCGTACCGTAATTTGGTTGGTGTTACTACGGCTTTAATAGTTGCTTTTTTGCATATGTCTTTAACCACTTCAGAAATAGTTTTATTAATCCAAATATGTGGTTTAGATTCTTTTAATGGGAATGAAGCACCCATAGCTCGTACTAAAACATTTCTGGTTATAGTTGCCTGTTGTTTTAAATTTGTTCCATAAACATGGCCATAAAAATTACCAGAAGCGTATTGAGTTTTCCATTTTACTTGTACCAAAACTCCAGTTTTTAAAGCTTTATAAAAATTTTTACTAAAGGAGTTAAAATACAATTCAGCAATATCATGATGACCAGCTTGTTGTATTAATTTAAATTGCCGTAATGGAAACTTAATACTAGGGAACTGTGGAAAAGACACTTGTAAATCTGTTCCAAACCTATTTTGAGTAGAGTTATTCATTAGGAATCCGTATTTCAGTTCCAGGTGCAATATCAAACGGATTTAAAATTTCTGGATTAACATCCATAATTTTCCACCACAATTCTGCGTTACCCAAAAATTTAACAGCAATGTTTTCTATTCTGTCAATTTCATTTATTTCATAGGTATAGAAAGACACGATGGAAGAAGGCCATTCTCTAAACACAGTAGCAATATGATTTCCTGTTCGTGAGTCTCGTGCTTTAAACAGTGGTCCATCTGCATAACGACTATCTAAATAAATTGTCATTTCACTCCTTACAAACTTGCTTTATTAATAGCTATGCCACCATCCCAGTAACGGGCGCATGAAACAGTTATTGTTGTAAGAATTGGAATCATTCGTGCATTGAAGATAGTGTGGTTAACACTTAACGCAGCAATACGTACACGATAACGAAGTTTATTTCCAAGGTGCAATTCAATTGGACGCACAGGCAACCAACCAGGGTCAGCTGTTATACCGCCTTGCAAAACACTGTTGTATGAAACATATGCACCGTTACCGTGCATTGTTCTAAACAAATATTCAATATCATACATTGTTCCTTTTTCATAAATTTCTTTGTACTCATTTATTTTGTTATTGTTTCGTGCATTAAAATCTCCATATGGGTCGTTAGCTGCATTTAACAACCCGTTAGGACCAATGTATGTAAAGTCGTCAATACGATTTATTACAAGACTAAAATCAATAGTACTTGAAACCAAGTTAGATGTTCCTGGAATAAATTGGTCTTTTCCTGATGCTTCAAATACTGGGTCTGTTGCCATAATAGAACCCCAACTCATGGTTACTGTGTTTGGGTTGTATAAAAATTTAAATCCATATTTAGTAGTGTCTGAAACAGATGTTGATGCAACATTTTTAGGAGCAAGTGCAATAGCTTCTGCTGTATTTGTTTGTCGGTCCATTTGAAAAGCGCCACGACCGCTTGGTGTTGAATTACTCCAAGCAGTCTTAGCATCGTCATATTTCCCTGGCAAAACATATTGGGAATCTAAAATTTTTGTTTGAATTCCACGAAAATTATTTCTAAATACCATAGGAGCGTTGTAAATGTATGGTCCTGGTTGATTTGGTTTATTAGGAAGTTTTCCAGTATTTAAATATGTTCCACTTTGAATTGGGTTTTTGTTTGTTTTAGCATCAATTAAATTTTTTAAAGCTTTATTTTGAGTTTTAGAAACTTCATCTAAAGCTTTTTGAGCTGCATCTACTTTTTTGGTAGCTTCAGTGTAAGCTGTTTGTGCTTTTGTAACTTTTTTTTGTGCATCTTGATAATCTGGAAATAACAATTCATAAGCTACTGGGTTACTAATTTTATACTCATTTAATTGAGTAGAAATTGCAGACAAAACACCTTCGGCAGTTTTTAAATCTTGTTTTGTTTTAGTTTGTTTAGCAATAGCAGCATCCAAAGTATTTTGAGCATTTTTGATTGCAACTTTTTGAACATTTTGTGCTTGTTCTGCTGCTCTTTTGATAGGCAAAATATCATTGACATAAGCATTTACGGATGCTTGATTTGTAGCTGAAAGACTACCCGCCATTATTTTGCTCCAATCTTACTTCTTTGGCTATTAGTTTCAAGAATTTTTTGTACTCGTTTTGCAAATAATTCAGCAGTGTGTTCATTAGCTTGGTCAAATTTTACTGTGATGTTTACTGTTTGAGCACCATCTGGTTGGCTGTTTAAGTGTACAGGGGTAGCAATTTGATTAGGAGTTAAAGCAGGAACTGTTGTACCATACCCAGGATTTCCTCCACCAATGTTAAGTTTTTTAGATGAGTTAACCCATGCATCACTCCATTTAGTTCCGCCTTTTGAAATGTCATATGCAATCCTTGCGTTAATGGCAGGGTCATACAAACTTTCTATTCCTTTGTAACCGTATTGAGCATACTCTTTTAAGTATTTTGCATTTCTTCTTTCGCCCAATGAACCAATCATATTTACTTGGAATAAACCTAAAGAATAGTCACCAGTACTAGCATCGGGATTTAAAGCACCAGGACGTCCACCCGATTCTGCACGAGCAATTTTCATTGCATTCTCTAGCCCGTCACCACTAAAACCAGCAGCAGTTAAAGTGTTTCGTAAATCAGTATCGGACAAAGCGTCTTTTGAATAATTGCCTGAACCAGCATAAGGAGTAGTGTCATTACTAGAGGTTTTTAAAGAACCAGTTGGTGCAGCTGCACCACCCATCATCATGGCTATTTGTGCGCCCATAATAGACGGTGTTAATGGAGAAGTTCCATCACCATACTTTGCTGGGTCAACTGGATTGTTTTTTCCTTGACGAACTTCATAGTGCAAATGCGGACCTGTTGCATTGCCTGTTTTACCAACTTTACCAATAGGTTGGTCTTTACGAACAATGTCTCCTGGTGATACGTCTTTACTTTTTAAATGTGCGTAAAGAGTTTGGAATCCATCATTATGTGTAATCAGAACAGCATTACCATAGTCAGAACTTACAGAGTCATTAGAAACAACACCGTCTCCTTTTGCATAAACCGTTGTTCCTTCTAATGCAGGGTAATCTGTTCCTAAGTGAGTTCCACCAGTAGATGACCATAAGTCACCTTTATCCATCCAATTTGCACTAGAACCTTTTGGATTACCGCCGCCTTTTGCACCGCTACCTCCAAATGAACCGCCGTATCCTGGAGCACCACCACCTAATATTGTTCTTAAATTAAAACCTGTTTCTTCTTGAAATTCACGTAATGCTGTTTCAACTAAATGTCCATCAACTGGTTT